GGCCATTTACTCTGCTTCGTTTGAGTTAGTCGAGGATCAACAAGATTATGATTTGCAGGCGATTATCTATTCTGCTTCGATCGATGGCTCTGACGCCGGCGCAGAGTTCTCTGGCTCTGTCGACAAAAACAGAGTAAATATTCGCAGGGTATACTATAAGACTCCACACGCAATGTGGAGATTTTACGGCTATTATGGTGGAATGAACGCAGTAGGTAACATGTCGACTTACGGAATGTACGCAGACGACTCTACTTTTGAGGTGATTCCGCCATGGCAAAATAAACTTCAGGCCATGGCCTACGAAGATGCTATATATACTAGAAATTCACACTATTCTTATGAAATTAAAAATAACAAGCTGAGAGTATATCCGCCACCGACAAGCATGTCTCCAGAAAAAATGTGGATAGAGTTTACAACTTATGAGGAAGTTTGGGAAGATCAAGAGGACAGAAGGTCTGGTGTTGAAGGCGTTAATAACATGAGCACACTACCGCTGGCTAATATCCCGTACAAAAACATAAACTCGATTGGCAAGCAGTGGATCCGCAGGTTTGCACTTTCACTCGCCAAGGAAACACTTGGACAAGTAAGATCTAAATTTGGTCAAATTCCGATTCCTGGCAACAATGTTAGCTTGAATGGAGATAAGCTAATTTCAGAAGCCAGAGAAGAACAGAAAACGCTGCGCGAAGAGCTACAAAAGGTGCTTGACGAAATGACCTATGAGAAGATCACAGAAGTTCAAAAAAATATCAGTAAAAACGCCTTAGAAACATCGCAGACTTACCCGTATTTCATATATCAAGGATAAAATAAATGGCGAGCGAGAAAGACAAATGGAAACAACCAGCCAGCCCGCCGCCCCCCTTGTTTTTGGGCGAGAAAGAGCGCGATCTTGTAAAGCAGGTTAATGACGAGCTAATCGAAAGAGTTATTGGCCAAGTTGTGGCTTACTACCCGGTAGATTTAGAGCACACCAATTTTCATCCTTTATATAATGAAGCGATCACCAAGTCATTCTTGCCCCCCGTCAGGGTTTATGCTTTGATTGATTACGGTGGAGAGGAAACTAGAACAGATAAATATGGTGTCGACAAGCAAACAAAAATAACAATACATTTTCACAAAAGACGGCTAACAGAAGACCAAGATCTTTTTGTTCGCGAAGGTGACTTTGTTGCGTACGGTGGGGGATTTTACGAGATTGTTAGCCTCAAGGAGCCTAGGGAGCTTTTTGGTCAGCAAGACCGCAGAATGGAAATAACAGCAGAATGCATAAGAAGCAGGGAGGGATTGTTCGATGTCTAAAAATGAAGAAGAAACATCACGTGACGTCCCTCGATTTAAGTCTAGCCTAGAAGACATAGATTTCGCCGTATACAATTTCCTAAATGATACGATGGACATCCAGGCTAAAACCAACAAAGGCTTCAAGAAAGTTCCGGTTATCTGGTCTGCTGCCGAGAGAGCACACAATATTAAAAACGACAACATCCCAAGAGATTTAACAGGAATGGTTGTGCTGCCTGTTGTTTCAGTCGAAAGGTCAGGCGTAAAAAAAGACGAAAGTAGCCGTGTTATACCTTTTTCGAAGCTAGACCCTGTAAATGATGTTAAGGGTGGATTTTTAACCGTTAATAGGGTAATAAAGCAGGACAAAACCAGAAATTTTGCTAACGCCGACGCACATCGTCGCCGCGGCGATAATAATTTTCCTTTATATAAAAAAGATAAAAATGGCAAAATTGTATATGAAACAATAACTATACCGATTCCAATTTATGTGACGGTTAGTTACAATTTTGTAATTAAGACAGAATATCAAGAGCAGATGAATGACATCTTAACCCCGTTTGTTAGAGTTTCGAATGCTCATAGAAGAGTTATCATAGAACACAACTCCAATCAGTATGAAGCCTTCATTGGCGAAGACTATAATCCTACTAATACTGTAGTCGATTATCAGACTAACGAGAGGACGTATGAGACTACTATATCGATGGATGTTTTTGGCTATTTGATCGGCGATGAAAAGAACGAAAAAAGACCAAGAGTTGTCAGAAGAGAAAATGCGGTAGAGATACGTTTTGCAAGAGAGAGAATTGTTGTGCAAGATGAGGACGGAGAATTCAGATTTTAAAGGAGTTTGTAATTAACGAACACTATTTATTAGAGAAAAAGTTCATAATTTTTGAGCTAGCTTATATTTAAGGAGCGTAGAAGCATGTCAGTCGATAAGTTTAAGTTTGTATCACCTGGGGTTTTCATTGATGAAATTGATGAGTCAGGAATTCCCAGTTTACCAGAAAGAATGGGGCCCCTAGTTATTGGTAGGTTCCAAAAAGGCCCAGGCCTGAGACCTGTTAAGGTAGAATCTTTTAAGGAATTCGCAAATCTATTTGGCGAGCCTGTGCCAGGAAACGCTTCTGGTGATATCTGGCGCTCTGGCGAAATGACTGCTCCTACATACGCCGCATATGCTGTAAAGGCTTGGCTTCGTAATAATTCACCGTGCACCGTATACCGCGTCCTTGGTGAACAAGCTAGCAACGCCGCAAACACCGACGATGCTAAAGCCGGTTGGATTACAGATGCAGATCTTGGCACCACGCTGTCGAGTGCGGGTGGAGCCTATGGCCTTCTGGTGTTTCCTTCTGCCTCTGCTACTACTGCCTCCGCATCATCGGTAACAGGCACGTTAGCTGCTATTTGGTATCTGCAGGAAGGTGCGATGACGCTAACAGGCGCCGCAGCAACTGGCTCTGGCGCACGCTTAGTTAAGCTTTCAGGAGCCGGCATATTGGTAGAAAGCGAGACAGGGCAGAAATTCACCGCAAACGTCTTGAATGGAAACGGTACGATCAACAAAACGGCTACTTTTGATTTCAATAGAGATTCAGAAACATTTATCCGAAAAGTATTCAACACTGACCCAACGTCAACAAATGATGATATTGTCGGAACCCCTGAAAAATACTGGTTAGGCGAGACTTTCGAATCTAATCTAAGAAGTGCAGAAAACTCCAAGCTTAAAACTGGAGATGGTCTGGGCGCCACAGCTGTGGCAAACACGGCTAGACTCTACGGTGTTATTGTGGGTCTAGGCGACGGGGGTGGCAACGTAGTGTGGGCAAACCACCAAATCTCCTCGCGAGCAGCACAAACCGGATACTTTATTTCACAGGATACTCGCGGCTCGGTTTCTGCGTCGTTTGATCCGACTGCACACACGCAAGATCTATTCAAGTTTCACGCACTTGACAGTGGTGAACAGGCTAACAGAGATTATAAAGTCTCGATTGTTGACATTAAAGAGCCTACTGACAACTACAATAAGTATGGCAGCTTTACGGTTCAGGTGCGCAGCGCCTTCGATCGCGATGGTTCACCGATGATTCTTGAGCAATACTCAAATTGCAGCTTAGACCCATCATCTCCAAACTACATTGCAAGATTAATTGGCGATGTGCATTACACATACGATGAAACAAACAAAAGAGTTAGAGAGCATGGCGACAATCCAAACCGCTCTAAGATTCTGCGCGTTGAGGTTACCGACAAGGTTAAAAATGGCGGCGGCGAAGGCTTGAATCCTTACGGCGTCAAGGGCCCGGTTGTCCCCAAGACACAGTTGTTGTTATCAACCACAGGTTCTCTAAACTACGCAGTAACCACAGGGTCTGTGCCAGATTCAGTTATAACAACGGGCCACACGGCCGCGCGCCTAGTTTTTAGAGGCACCCAGCTTACTGCTTCAATTGAGTGGCCAACTAGCCGACTCCGCGTGTCTAGCTCTGAGGGCCAAGGAAATCAGCCAACAAAAGCTTACTACGGATACCAGTCGAATATTGCTGGTAGCAAGAGGTACGATGGTACCAACACTGACTTGCACCGAGGACAGCCATCTGGCTTGGATCCAACTGCTACACCAACGAGTACAACACAATATTCTTGGGTATTTACATTAGATGATGTGGAGCAGGCAGCTTCAGATACCACGCACTCTGCGTGGGTCTCAGGATCCCGTGCTCGCGGTAACTCATGGACCGCAAAATCCGGCTCAGGGTATGTTCTGACAGGCTCAGGCGCCGGCCACAAGAAATTCACCTCTCCAATGTTTGGTGGCTTCGACGGCTTTGACATTACAGAGAAAGATCCTCTGAGAAACGAGTATATGTCCACGAGCACAGAAGTTGCTAACTCTTCGTACTACAGCCTCAAGAAGGCAATCGACATTGCTGCCGATAAAGACTACATTGAGTTTGACATAGCCACAATGCCAGGCATCACTAATGATAGCCTTAACAGTCGACTCCTTACGGCATGCGAAGAAAGAGCAGATGCACTCGCAATCCTTGACTTGGAGGGTGGCTACAAACCTCCTCACGAAAACGACAGTGCAGAGACTGCTAATATCGGCTCCGTAGAGGAAACTGTCACAGGACTTAAGGACCTAAACCTCAACTCAAGCTACGGTTGCGCGTTCTATCCATTCGTGAAGATCCGCGATGATGTGGCAAACTCGATCCTTTACGTGCCACCTTCCGTGGTCGCACTTGGCACAATGTCAAGCGCCCAGCGCAAGTCGGCAGTCTGGTTTGCTCCTGCAGGATTCACGAGGGGCGGCTTAAGCGAAGGCTCTGCAGGACTTCCAGTTATCGGAGTTCGTGAGCGCCTCACTTCTGCTGAGAGAGATAGACTATATGACGCAAACATTAACCCAATCGCGTCTTTCCCATCCGAGGGTATCGTTATCTTTGGCCAGAAGACGCTGCAGGTCACTAGATCTTCTCTAGATAGAATTAACGTAAGAAGACTGTTGATCTTCCTCAAGAAGGAAATCTCGCGTATCGCTTCAAGACTTCTCTTCGACCAGAATGTACAGCAAACTTGGGATAGATTTACCGGCCAGGTGATCCCATTCCTTGAGGGTGTGCAAGCTGGATTAGGTTTGACAGACTTCAGAGTTGTGCTAGATGACAGCACCACAACACCAGACTTGGTAGACAGAAACGTCATGTATGCCAAGATCTTCCTAAAGCCAGCGCGAGCAATTGAGTTTATCGCACTAGACTTTATTATTACCCGAAGCGGAGCTTCATTCGACGATTAAAATAAATTAACCACACTACTTATAGTAGGAACAGGAGATTAAATAGATGCCATTCTTTTCAGACACAGGACCCGGAGGATTCCAACCAAAAAGACAATTTAGGTTCATGGTTACTTTCTCGGAACTTTCAGACTTAACTTTCATGGTCAAGACCGCGGCCAAGCCTTCTTATCAGCTAGGTTCGACTCCGCATCAAGTGCTAAATCATCAATTTAATTTTCCTGGAGTGGTAAAGTGGCAGCCAGTTACCGTAACTTTTATCGACGCAGTTGATCCAAACGTTGGGTCCAAGTTTTATGCTGCTCTGTTAAACTCTGGCTATGTTGCTCCAACCAGCGAAAGTGGTTTGGTAACTGGTGTAACAAAGGTGGGGACAACTAGTACCATCGGTGAAGTTAGAATTAAGCAGCTAGACGGCGGCGGAGTTATCCTTCCAGCCGGCTCAGATCCTGGCGAAGTGGTCGGCGCTGTGGACGCAACCAATATCTTAGAAGAGTGGACACTAAAGAACGCGTTTATCACCGACGCCCAGTTTGGCAGCGCACTCGCGTACGCTAGCGAGGATCTGGTTGAGATTAGCGTTACCTTAACTTACGACTACGCTACCTACAGCTCGGTCGCAGGCGGAACACCACTAGCAACTTAATATGTAAACTCAGAGAGGTTTAAATGAGGAACAATCAAAGGCGAACAGGACGTGATCCTGAGTCTACGCCTGTTACGACGGTGCCGACAACACCGCAGC